ATCAATTCTCGACTTAGCTGTTGCAGGTAATCCCAATTGAGAACGGTAAGTACCATCCAATGCTGCCGTATTATTTCCACCACGAAAATCAACTGTAGTATTGGCAACTGAGTGTAAGGTATTTGTAAGCCTGTTTAATGATGCTTCGTAAGCTGCGTGGTAATGTTTTTTTACAAAAGTATAACCCTGAATTGGATATTTTGAAACTCTAAAACTAAATATGTTTCCGTTTAATGTGGTTTTGTAATACATGTCAGGAATTTCTACCATCACACTACCACTTGCGCCTGTTAGGTTAAAATCAGACCAATTAGTCAAATAATTATTTACTACTCCAGTTGTGCTGTTCACCAAACACCCTTTCATTTCTGCGTGTACAGGCTTGCTTGCATGAAAAGGCATATGACCAATTCTTGTACAAGATGGTGAAACCGCTGTAATATCAAATGAAACACCATAAGAATAAAGCTCTTCTGCAAATGTTTGGTTGCTTAAATAAGGCAGGTTAAGATAGTTTCTTACACCATCACCCCTTTTGAGCAAATCTTTTCCATCGCCAATTTTCTCAATAACAATTTCATTTTCTACAATTACGGGATTTAATGAAGCCCATTGTGCAGGCGTATAAGCCGTATGTTTATATTTCTTAGCCATAATTTTATTTATTTAATATGTTGCAATTCCGTAATTAAAACCAATGCTCGACAAAAAATCAATTGTCATGGCTTTGGCTCTAAAATCAGCTTCTCCACTACAATTCACAAAAACGCCATTGCTGTCTTTAAATTGTATATCGGTTATTTCTCCTCGATAAAAAACCTCATCGTTGTAGTTTGACGATATAATTAAACTATCGTCCTCTGTAATTCTAAAATTACAAGATGGTGGGTTGCTCATATCACCCATTACCCATATTTCGTTTGTGTCCTTAAAAATTTTCATAATTATATTAATATTAGTAATTAGCATCTACAAGCCCAGATAAGCTATCAACAATTATTGATAATCCATCTACCCAAGTGGTATTGGCATCAACATTATTAACCCCTGCAACCATGATAAATTTATCTCTTGTGTCTATTTCGGATGGCAAATTAAACCCTCTCGATAAATCAGCCCCTTTAAAATTGCAATTTTCAACCGAAACAACGTTTTGCCAATTTACCCCTTGCAGGTTTACACCACTTAAATCAGCACCAGTTAAATCAACTCCACATAAGAATGCATTTTTAAGATAATGTGCGGATAAGTCAACGTAAGAAAAGTCAACTGAAACATCATAAAATGTATCACCAATGCGTTTGTAAAGTTTGTTATTATTTACATTGTCTAATACATCTCCTCCACAAAATACAAGCCCTAATGTCCCAAGTCCATAGTTAGAATCAGGGTCAACCATATCATCGTAATCAACTGCTTCTTCCGCTAATTCATCTAATCCACCAAAAAACACTTTAGATAAATTTTGAGGTAAACCCGAAATAAATTTCAGTGATTCAGCGTTTGTTTTATTAAATGAAAAACCAATAAACAATTTATCTGTAGGGTTTGTTTCAAAAAGATTATCAAATTCAATTCCCTCGTAAAAAACGTCAGGCCACCAATTAATTTCACCAACAAAGTTTAGATATACATTTTCAGGCCATGTAATCTTTCCTGTAAATTTAGTCCAATCAACCGTTTTAGAATGATTGTAGAAGTTAATTGTGTATGGTCGTTCTCTTGTTGCATCCGCTTTGTCTGTAATTAGCTGAATAATGTCCGATAAATATTCACCGGGCTGCATATCCACTTTTTTAGATAAGTAGTCAATATACGGTGCTGTATCGCCATTTAAAGTATAAGGCTCACTACCATCATCTGGTTTACACGCAACAATCGTCATTTGAATACCCAATGCTGCATCGTCAGGCATATTCATGTTGTAAATAACCTGACCATTAGGGATACGAATACTCGAAATACCTATTTCAAATTCTATTACCCAATCGTGAAACTTCATCGGGTTGTTGATTGGTGGCGACCATACGCCATTCGCAAAAGTACCACCTATAATATTTGGCAAATCAGCAATATCGAATTTAACAAGTTCAAGCGATATTGACAAAGGATTAGCCCTTGTGAGAGTTGCATATTGCCCCCCAAATTGTGCTTCTAAGGGATTAGTTTGTGGTGCATCCTCAAAGGTTGTCATACCCTTTAAGATACCACTTAATTCATTGTATGCCGTTGCGGAGGAAGAGCCAACTGCCTTATACCCCAGTTTTATCGGACGAGCCGTTATCTGTTCCATCTTCTACTTCTTTAGTTATTTGTGTTTCTTTTTTGGCTTTTTCTTTTTCGGAAGCCAATCGTTCCATTTCGTCAGGTGCTACATTCGGTAAATTGCCAACTGTAGTTTCCAAAGATTGTAAACCCTCTTTGTATTTGTTCACCTCGTTTGTAATAATAGTATCCATACTTTCGGGTGTCCATACGGTAAAACTTGCTTTAACTCTTAATTTCATAAATATAGCTGCACCATTATTCATTTCCATGTCAAGCCCTGCCTTAAATAGAGTACACATATCATCCGCAAACAAAGACCAATCAGTAACGCTTTGTTTTGCCAATGCAATATCGTTCTTTAAAAGGATAGTCATTGCACCACCCTTACTATCAGAACCCATTTTAATGTTATTTGGGGAAAGGAATGAAACGCTCGATGAAAGTGATATTTCGTTAAGTATGGAATCAATATATTCAATCATACCCTGAGCCGTTGGAAATTCCAATACTTTAGCATCCCCTTTCGTTTCGGGGTCTGCGTCATTTAAAATCATTGTGTTTCCACGTGACTTTAACATTTCCTCGTCAATAGCGCCCTTGATATAAAGTGCAAATAAGGCATAACGTGACTGATTTGTTGCAAGCACATTCATAAGAACCTCACGCAATTCAATAAGAGCCTGAGAGAACTCCCACGCTACATAGCCACGATGATATATTGCAGGATTGATTGGGAAGCCATGTGTCGTGGTTTCTAACAATTTCCATTGCTTGTCACCATTTGCATCGGCTTCGTTAACGTGTCTGTAAAAAGACTTATTATCGTATGTGTCGATTATTTGAATGCCATCAACATCGTAGTAAATTGATGTTGCTATTTGCTCTCCAAATTCATTATAATTAGGAATGATTGTATAGCCATCCCGATAGGAATAAACGCGAAGTTTAAGTTTCCCTTCGCTCATGTAAAAAAGCAAACATACATCGCCTGTAGATTTTTGTCTACTCACGGCTTCTGTTTTATACATCTCCATGTTCCTTAAAAACCATTCCTGTTTCATTTTAGAAAACAAAGCAGATGTGGTTTCTGAAATTTCAGGTTCGCACAAAACAAAATCCATTTTATTTGCGGTAAGATGTAAAACCTGAGAGTTATGTATAATTTTTTGCAGGGAAGATGCTACAACAATACGTTTAGTTTCCTGACTGCCATCGGTTGCCGTAATTACAGGAAGGTTCATCATTTTATGCACATCATGACGAGATGGGTCATATTCCTGCATATAAACCTCTTGCGATACTGTGTGCGCTCTTGAATTTGGCAATTCTGCCTTAACCTTACTACCCAAATCAATATCCGCTTCGTATGCCCTATAATCAACAAAAGCCCCTCCACGTGTGAAAGGTTTCTTTTGAAGTAAATCGGTCGGGTTTTCTAAGTAGTAACTTATGTCTTTTTTTACCATTTTAGCCTTGAATTAATTAAATCGGCAATGTCTTTTACTTTTCCTCTTGGTTTATTTTGTACGGAACTTGAATCCATATAGGAATCAATGTTAAACGTTTCCTTTTCTTCATTAATAGTAGTTGTGGTCTTTTTCAATGCCAACTCTTTATAACAGTCGTAAATCAAAGAAGCAACAAGCATAATGATATTATCCATAATGTCGGGTGAAGCCCCGTGCAATAAACTATGTTGCATTTTTTTAGTTATCATTTGACGTTTACCATTTCGGTTCGATTCAAATCTAAATACAATGCTTTCATGCTCCATTTGCTTCACAAGCGTTTTAGTTGCTCGTTTGCTTCTTTGGTGTTTGTATGGAATATATTTTAACGAATAGTCGAACGTTATCAACCCATTATTTATCATTTGTGAAGCTACATCTGCTGCTTCATCCTTTCCATCTACATAAGATTTTTTACCCCTATTTGATGGCGTTCCTGCACCATATTTATAACAACGAGGAAACGCTGTAGATAAAAACGAAAAGTGCGATTGAACATCTATAACTAAATGTCGCTCCTCAACATTATGTTTTGCTAAAAAATCTTTTATCAAATTAATAACAGATAACGGTTCGGATTTTTGTTCATAAAGAAAATCAACTGCATGAAAACCCTCCCAATAAATCATTACCAAATTATCCATTCCCATTGCAGCAGGGTCTATTGTGACACGTTTCTTTTCGTTCCAATTCGGCTTGTTATGAAACATTGCATTTATCTTTTCGGCAGATACAATAGCCTCTTTTTTGCGCTCATCCTCATCGTTAACAGAATAATTCCAATTGTTTTCATACATTGAATCTGCTAATATAGACTGTGATAAAGATGCCCGATACGATTTGTTTTTAGATAACATTTGCTTGTTATCTCTTGCATCTAACGTAAAGAATACCATGCTAAATATAAAGTCCTCATAACTCATATCCTCTTCCTTGCTCATAAGCCTGTCTATACGGTCTTTAGCCTTCATATAAACCTCATGCTTACTTGCTCCCCAATAGCATTTATCCAAATCCCCTTTTTCAACGTGAAAGTATCTGACTACCCCATTCATTGATTCAATCGGCATACCCGTATCATCGTCTATCCATCCACCGCCTGTTTCAGTATTTCTGCACATTTTAGAAACGAATGAATCTCGCTCTATATTTTGTGCAATGTAAACTTGTGCCTTATTATTACTATCGTCACGCATACGGGTTTGCAATGCCGAAACAGTAGACCACTGTATCATGTGAGCCTCTTCAACATAAATTTTCTTTATCTGAATGTTCTTAATACGGTCATTTATCTCTCTTAAATCCTCGTTGGCAACGTGAAAAAAACGTAATTCACTGTTATTTGGTGCTTTAAGCCTTATACCCATTTGTTCATCTCCACGAACAATTTCACCTACTGCATTTTTTTTAACCTCATTTTTACCCTTATCGTTTAAAGGTATTATTTTCTTAATGTTATCAACAACTGAACCTGCTTTAAAGAAGTCATTAATATTACGCATTAAAAGTAATCCCCTCGAATTTGGGTTATTTCTTGCGTCTGATACCCATGCGTGAAGCATAGCACTTGACTTACCTCCACCTCCCGAACCTGTCAATACAACAAAGTCGCAATTACTTCTTATTGCTGCATATTGGCTTTCTGAATTTGCTGCATATAGTCCTCTTGTTATTTCTTCGCTTCGTTGTTCAAACATTATTCATTTCAATGTTATGCAAAAATAGCAAATGAAAAGTAGTATTAAATATAAAACTAACCAATAATGAAACGTATGGTACATTATTGGTTAGTTTTATTGTGAATATGTGTTTTACTTGCGTATTTTTGCTACATAATTTTAAAAAATAGAATTAAAAATGGAAAAGGAAGAAATCCTCAAACAGGTAAATGATATTTGTGATACACACAAATTTAATTTGGTAGATGCGAACAAAGAGAAGTTCGTTGACAAGATGATCGAAAGAACAGACTTTACAGCCGAAAATTTTGATAACG